TCTTTTAGCAGCTTTAGATCCTGGTTTGACTTTGCCAGTGACCGCTGTTTTTAGTTTTGAACCGGGATTTTCTCTTCTATATCGGGCGACCCCAGCCTTTGTCATCCCTGCTCCAGACTTTGTAGATCTGAAATACTTTTTAGTTTTTGGAGGTTGTTTATCTCTAGTTCTACCACCATCAGCTAATGCTTGTCTACCATCAGGTATATTACCAAAATATTGTTTAGGTTCACCAAATCTTAAACCAAAATCATTTCTAGACATACATTGATCTCCTTGCCATAAAACCACCACCCATAGCTTTTGTTCTTTTTGTAAATGTTTTTACATTTGTTGGTTTACCACCAACACCTTGTGCTACTGCTCTTTTTCTTTTTACAGCTGAACGTCTTTGTGACTCTGTCATCCGTGCTGCTTTTGCGGCAGGGACACATTTTGGATATTTACGTTTTGCATCTGCTTTCTGTTTTGATCTTCCACATTTTTTAAAACCACCACCTTTTTTCTTGGCTCCAATGTCTACCCAATCTTGCTTAAACCATTCTTTTAATCCGGCCATTAGACCATCCTAGTTTTTTTCTTTCTATCAGACATAATAGCACCACATCCTCTAGCTACAGATCCTGCTTTTAAACCTTGTCTTTTTAATCTTGCAGTAGCTTCAGTTAATCCACCAGCCATATAAGATGCACGTTTCATTATGCCACCACCCATAGCTGGTTTACGTCCTTTGAAATCTTTTCTTTTAACACCAGATGGATCTTTAATTTTACCTGCACAAATTTTAGAAGCATAAGCATTAGCATATGCACTGGGATAAACTTTAAATTTTCTTTTTGCTGCGGCCTTACCTCTAGGACATAGTTTAGTCATTACATTTTTCCTTGTGTTACTAAATTACTTTTCATTTTTCTTATTATTTTTTCTAATTTTTTATTTCCTCTTTTACCTTGATTTATTTCTACACCTAGCTTACTTAACTTTTCACCTGTTGTTCCTGTGTCAGCTCCACCGCCTTGATTTCTTTTAATTCTTCCACTTTTTGCTTGTTTAGCGGCAATCTTCATTGACTCTGATGTGTTACCATCTTTATCTAAATCTAGAAAATCTGGTTTTGTACCAGCATTAGCAAATATTCTTTTTGTTTTAGATTTTTTAACTTTTTTATCTTTTTTCTTAGGGCCAAATACTTCTGCTATCTTTTGTAAATTAGATTTTCTTCCAAATGGATTAGAACCCATTCTTAAATTTTGTCTGTGAAATTTATTAGGCATTATTTTTTTCCTCCGTTTCTAAAAATTTGTGTACCCTTTATACCATAAATACTCGCCACGACAAGAATCCATAAATTTGTGAACCAGGACGGGAGCTGCGAGAACATCTCGAAGAATAATTTTACCTTGTCCATTGCTGTTGGGTCATCTGATATAACTGCATAGGCTAACACCAACACGGGCAAACTGAGAATTATCAAAACCGCTTCGTCTTTCCAGTCTGATTGTCGGGCTTCTAACAATTTTCCTTGGTAAGCTTCCTCACCACGGGCCATACGATCAGCATGTAAGAGTTGTGCCTCAGACATTGCCATTTTCGTCTTCTGTTTGTTAGCGTAAATTTTACTTCCAGCAGAGACGGCTAATTTTATTGCCGATAACCACATAAATTAATACGCTTTTGAGTTTCTTTTTTTTTCTGCTAACATTCTTTTCTGACCACCAACTGGCATCTCAGGTTTTCCTGTAGCAATATAGTTAAATGCTTGGTCAGCAGTAGTTTTAGATCTAGGATCTACTTCAATACTCTGCTCAGCAACTTTAACATCTTTTATTTTATCAAGCTTTTGCATTTTTGCTCCTTTTTTTGCCTTTTTCTACACCCTTTATAACACCTTTATTACGAGATGCATAGAAAACTGTTTCACCCTTCTTTTTTCCATATTGTTTCTTCATAGATTTCATAATTTTTTTACCTTTTTCTGTCAATGGCATAATTAATCCTCTATCATAACCTTAGCTTCGTTAACTCCGCTCTTTGCAAGGCTAACTCCAGCTCTTAATTTAGCTAAATCTTCGTTTTGATCTAATTTATCTTCAAAATTTTCTGTTGATTGCATTAATCTTGCTCTTGCAAGGTCATTTTGAGCCTTATCATTGTCTTTTTTACGCTCATTTTCCATTGCACGTAGGTCAACTTCTCTAGATTTTAGTTTTAATAGTGGGTCATTATCAAATTGTGATGTAATTTGTTTTTCTTCCTTCATAAATTCTTCAGTCATCTCTGCAATTAATACAGATTTTCTAGCTTCAACTTGATTCGTAAGAGCTTGTAGCTGTTGTTGTACCATTGGATTCATTGCTGCTTGTTGTTGCATTAACATCATCTCTCTTAATTGTTCTCTAAACTCTAGTTGTACTTGTTCTTGAGCCATTAAACTAATATGCTCTAAAATATTTTTCTGTATCGCTGCCATAATCGCAGGATTATTTCTAACCATATTAGTCGACATAAAATTTAAGTGAGCTGTGATGTGTGCTCTGTGATCTTGACCAGGAAAAGCTTGAAAAGGTTTACCAGCTAATGCATTTATATGTTCCATACTTGGATCCATTGGTGCAGTTGGGGCTGGTGGTGGTAAAACTGCATCTACATTCTTAACACCTATAGCTTCATACATATTTCGATACACTTGATACAAGTTATGTATTTGTGGATTACTTGTTGCAAGTTGTAATTGTGTTTGTGCTAAGGTCACTCTTTGTGACATTGAGAATATATTAGGATCTGCAACTGGCATTACATCTATTCTATCATCAAAGTCTGCTTGTTTAATGTTCCGTGTTCCACCGACCACGTCGTATGGATAGTCGGGTGGTAGATATTGTGCAACTACTTTAGCTAATAATTTAAACTCATCTTTCATAGCTGCGTAACATCTTTTATGAATAGCACTCATGACCCTTGAACCACGTTCCAATAACGCAACTGTTGTACCAACAGCAGCAGCTTGATTACCATCGCCCACTTGCATGTCAGCAATAGCCGCGAACCTTTGACCAGCGGACACTACTACTCCTAATAAATTTAATAATGTTTGTGATGGCTCTTTATAAGGTAGTGGAAAGAATGCATCTCTTAAATTACCACCTGGTGCATCGACATCTTTAAACTCACCCGGTTGTATAGGAGATGCTTCATCTCTAACTCTTACACCTCGTTGTTTAAATCCTGCAGGTAAATTAGATAATGTTCCCGCATCCAATAATTGACGGAGAGCAGCTGTTGCAGTTCTGCTTAGTCCGCCAATCATGTGGATTAATCCAAAGCCATAAAACCCTAAACCTGGGAGAAATTTAAAATGAACAAAATATTGGATTTTATTTTTCTTTAGATCATTAGGCGCATAATTTCTTCTAATCGCTAAAACTGTTCTACTTCCTTCTTCAACAGTTACAATGTATGGTAATTTAATTCCAGTTGGTTGACTCTCACCATCTATATCTTCAAAACCCTCTAAGTCTAAGTTTACATGACACTCTAGTAAAGTGTATATTGTTTCTTGTTTACCAGATTTTTTAGTGCCATCTAATTCTCTTTCTTTTTTTTCTACAGAGTTTTGTTCAACGTTACTTGGGGGTGCAAGATCTACATCAACATAGAAACCATTAACTTGTTGTTTTCTTAATTCATTCTCTGACATCTTAACAACGTGTATTACAGACTCTGCATCTTCAATACTTGTTGCAGTATAAGGAACTATTAATTCATCAGCAGGTACAAATTTAGATACCACTCTTCCAAGTGGTACATCGTAATAAACTTTTTTAAATGTAGAACCTGCTAGTGGTAAATGAAATAACATGGAATCAAACTCCGCTTCATACTCTTTCATTTGATCCATAATTAAATAATTCATGTAATCTTTTACACGTTGTGACTGTAATTCTGTTTGTGGATTTTTAACTCCTATGATCTGTGTTCTTACAGGTCCGTCGCTAGGCAATAATTCTTTGTATGCTTGTGCTTGAAACTGTGTAACTGCTTCTGCTAAAACTGGATGTGTTGCACCACTTGCCCCTTGAAATGGTTCTGTTCTATTTTCATATTTAAAACCTAACAGATCTAAACCTTGAGTATAAGATTGTTCCCAATCTTTTCTAGAAGATTTATAATCCATATAATTATTAACCATATCAGAACCGATTGGTTCTAAAATATCATCTGGTAATATGTCTGCTAAATTATCAAAATGATTTTCGGTTCCTGGTACATTGATTGCACCTGGTTCAAAGTCTAAAGTTGCACCACCGTCTTCTTCAGGTATAACTTCTATAGGTCCTTTGTTATCTACCGGTTCTTGAACGCTAACTTCTTCTATTTCCTCTTGTGAAGGAACCTCTATTTTCGTACGAGTGTTCGGAAGACTCTTGTCTATTTCTGCCATTTAATTTCTCCAGTTTGACTGTCTTAACAGTATTGTAAGTAATATTCAACCCTTGTGGATTAGGTCCACGAAGAGGGGGTATAGTTGTTGTAAGTTTCTTAACCATTATTCTCCTAGCATTCTAGCTAGTCCACCTTTTGCAAAAGATCCCATTTCAGCTGCAGTTCCTTTACCACCCATAAAATCTCTATCTTGTGCAAAATCAGATTGAAAACCACCTCTACCCCTTGCTCTATTTCTATCAGCCATAGCCTTAGTCTGTGCTCTAGCTGCAGCCTCAGCAGTTTTCGCTGCTCTTGCTTTTTCTAATCTTTCTAAAGCTTGTTTATTTTTAAGTTCTTTTTGTTTCTTAAAAAAATTTGATCCTAATCTCATCATACCAAAACGATCTATTGGCACATAATCTTTCATTATTTCTGAATATAATTCTTCACTAGTCGTCCCTGGTAAAGAAAAGGCTCCTTTAAGATTACTTAAATTATCTTTTAAAAATTCAGTGAACGCCTCTTTTTTAGTTAGACTAGGATCATTAAGACCTACAAAAAGATCACCAATTTCTTTTATTGCTCCTAAACTAGTGGCACCAACAGCACCAGATAAATATGAAATAGGTCCTAATATAGGATCCTTAAATTTTCCCTTTCCTAAAGTTTCTGCTAATAAGTTTGATGCAGCTCTATGTCTAAAATCAGAGGGTAAACCCGATGGATCATCAAAAGCACCTGGAAAATTTTCACTAGTTATTTGGTCTATGCCACTAAATTTATTAAACTGATCTGCCCCTTTTGTAATTAAATCTTGAGTTTTTTTACCTACTGCTTTAAGTGCATCAGTAACTGGAGTTTCATAAAGTTGTCTATCAGGTGTTCCATCTTGATAAGCAACACGACCACCATCATTAAATTCTTTTTTAAATTTAAAACCTACTCCTTTATCATCTTCTTTAAAACCCCCACCGAACATTAAATTACCCCCAAATAATTCTATAATACCACCTAACTCAGCTTGGTTTAAATCTGGTCCTAAATTTAAGAATATGTTATCACTAATTGGAACAGTTGCGATTCCTGATTGTTTTTTAATAAATCTGTTTATAACTTCTTTTAAAGCTTCGTTAGGATTATTAGTTTCAAAAGAACCTAAACCCTCTTTAAATTTAATACGACCGCCCTCTGCACTTCCTTGTCTCATCTCTGCCAGTATTCTTAAAATATTAGATAGCTCGGACATTGCTGGATCATAGTCCTCACTAAACCTTCTGTTAAACTCAGCTTTTCTTTCAGAGCTAAAATTTTTTGAATATTTATCAGATAGTGCAGACATTAATAATAATTCCTTTTACGTGTTATAACTTTTTCATCCACATAATCTTCTGGATGATCAATTAAACCACCTTGTCTAAATCTCATAATCGCTTGTGTTGTACTGTCAACCAAGTCATCATGATCGCCATAGGGGAATGCAGCACATTCTTCTATGACTTCTTCAGCAAACTTTTGCTGAGGAGCCCATATCATACCACTTTCAAACAAAGGTGCAACTGCATTTACACGTGCGTGTTTATCATTTCCTTTAGATGGTGAGAAGTTCACAACTGGTATATCCATCTTCCGTAACTCATAGGTCAAAGGCAAACCACTTGCTTTTGCCTCAACAATGACTGTTTCAGGTTTCCAATACTCGTATTGTTCGAGGGCTAATCTTCTAAGCTCAGGGAACTCATATCTGCCTTTAATAGCATCGAGAAGAATAAGATTAGCCCCCTCATCCTCACTAGGATACCAAATACCCCAAGTGGTGATAGCTGAATAATCTGCGGTTTCTTTTTTAAGAAACGCAGTATCATAAGATTGTATTACGTGTTGTAACTGTGGAATACTATCTCCAGTGTACGTTCTCCACCATTCACGTTTTAATATTGCACCTTCTTCTGCTGTTGGGTTCTGCATCCATTGTGCATTCCATTTAGCAACAGGTAGTGTTGCTTTTACTTTTTCTAATTCATCTAACTTCCAATACTCAGGCCACACAGGTTTAGCTATCTTTGATCCTTGATCCATGATTGCTGGAAACTCGACCACGTGCCACTGATCAGCTTTAGCCTCTGTTTGATTTTTAACAAGCATACCCGTTAGATCTTTTGTGCTCCATCTAGTCATAACCAAAACTATTTTACCACCAGGCTGCAAACGTTGACGAGGTCCTGATGTATACCACTCGTATGCTGACTCTAATGCGACCTTGGACATTGCATCTTGCTCCGAGTGTGGGTCATCAATAATTAATAAATCTGCACCACGTCCTGTGATTGCACCACCCACACCAGCTGCAAAGTATTCACCACCTTGTGATGTTTCCCAACGTCCTGCTGCTTTGGAATCTTCTTGAAGTGTCGTCTTAAATATTTTTGCATAATCTTCGCTATCAATTAGGTTCTTGGCTTTTCGACCAAATCGTATTGCTAGTTCTCCAGTGTGAGTTGCTTGAATAATCTTGAGCTTCGGCTCACGGCCCACCATCCAAGCAGGAAGTAAGTATGAGGCAAACTCCGACTTGGTATGTCTGGGGGGCATGTTGATTATCAAACGATTTATTTCACCGTTTGCTAATTTGTTAAATTTGTCAGCAATGTGTCTGTGATGAGAACCCTCTACAAAGTCAGGCCATACACATTTTACAAAACTTAGGAAATCATTCTTAGCTTTGTTCTGTATCTTTTTTTCAGCATACATAACCTTTAGCTGCAAGAATTGTTTTCTAACATCTGAAGGTAACTTACTTATGTCTACTGTATCCAAATTCATTTAAAATTTTGCAAAATTTTTTTTCAAACCAATTAAATTTTTTAAAAAATTTTTTAGGGTTACTATACCTAATGAAAACGT